CTGCAAAATTTTGAATAAATCTATTTGCGTTTTTCAACGCTTCTATTTCTTTGGCTTGTTGTTGTAGCATAATGGCTGATTCTCGGTAAAGAATAATAGCCCTACCTGCTTGTTCAGTTTCTTTACCCAGCAATTTAATACTTGCACTTCTTAACTTATCTAATAGTTCATTTGCAGTCATTTCACTTTCCTCGCTTTCTTTATAAGGTCTTTAACCTCACCCATTGATTTTTTAATATGGGCATCGTAGGCTCGTTCCATCATTTCAATCTTTTCTTTGTATGGTTTCAACGCTTCTATTTCTTCTTTCAACAAACTAATTTCTTCTCGTAATACACCAATCATATGTCCTGCTTCAGTCAATTCAGCTTCTTGTTGACGTAGCATAGTGGCTATCGCTTGATGTGTTTTATCGTTAGGGTTACTAATTTCAATAAAATCCGCTAGTTCATTTGCTGTCATTTCTCACACTCGCTTTCTTTCCTTCATAAGCACGTTTGCTCTGTCTGTTTAAACAATGTACGCACTTCCAAATCCTTACCTTTCTGTTCGATGTATTCACCAATGAAACTTCACTTGCTGGTCGATATTGTGTACACGCAGGGCAGTATTTTTTATCCTCACTCATTTCTTTACCTTCAACCTAGTGTTATATTTAACTGAACTACCATTTGATTAAATTTTTACGTTTTATTGGCGCACTTCCAAAAGGTGAATTATCTTCCTCGTCATCGTCGTCCTCGTCCTCGTCCTCGTCCTCATCTTCTTTTTCGATCAGCGTTCGGAATACCATGTTATTAAATTCTTCCATGCGAATCTGTTTAATCTTCTCAAAAATCTGCCCCTTCTGCACTTCAGTCATGGCATCTCTAAAATATTCTTTATAGATGAATCGCCACTTTTCGCTATCGCCCCAAAATTCTTCGGGGTGCGTATCCATCCTAGCCAATACAATGTTTACTCCGTTGCTAATATCGATTTGTTTTTCTTCGCTCATTTTAAAATCCTTAAATAGTGTGGTGTATAGTTACAAAAAAGGGGAGCGAGGCATAGCCTTACCCCCCTATAAATTAATTACGCTTTAACTGAGAATAAAAACTACGCAGATTAGATGGTAAGCGGTCTTCATCGTAAACACTAAAACGATGTAAAATAATAGCCCTTAATGCTTGCTTGTGTTCTATATCTGCATTGGCATACTCCATCTGTAAGTTTTCTAAATCACGAACCATTCCATCGTTGTATTGCTCGCTCTCTTTGAATACTTTATTTTCTACTGCTCGGTACTTTGGCGCAAAGAAGTTATAGCTTGCTAAGTCAAATAAATTTAGCCCTGTGCTAAGTGCAAGTAATAAAAACAAAGAAACGATTAGAGTAATAAGTCCTATAAAAAACTCTTTCATGTTAACCTCCTAATGGAATTGGTGAAACAATGATGCGTGGCTCGATATAAACGACTCTCGCTTTACCACTCTTAGGGTCTACACATTGAACCCATGTGCCGTCGGCACTCGCTGGAGAATAAAGTCCATTAGGGTCTGCTTGTGGCAAAAGACTCCAATGCCCTACTTCGTCGTTTTGCATCGCTTGTGGATTAGTGTATTGAGTCGCATAAGGTAAGCCGTAACCCACCGAATTACATAACTTATGAAGTTCTCCATTCATACCAACAATGTAAGTAGTCGTAGCAACGTCTTGGTCTCGTATCTCAAGAATATCCTTCATCATGCGTTTCTCAGCGAAGTTCACAATCGAAGGCATACCTACTTGTTGCACTGCTTGTAGACTTAATTCTTCTTGTTTACGACGCTCGATTTTTGCTGAAGACTCAGGCATTGGTTGACAAGCAGTAAGGACACCACTCGCTATCATTAATGCGATAATCTTTTTCATATTACTTCTCCAAGTTAAAAACTGCACGATTTAAATACCATTGGGCTTTCTTTAGGTTATCTAATCGATCCCCTTTATGGTCTGCCCTAGTAATATATTTGACGACGTTACCGAGATGGTAGTCTAACTGTTTCGCTTCGATGAAGTCGATAGTCTCAATGCCACCTGTTGTATAGTGCGGTGGGTGGTTGATGTTATCGTTTGTAAAAACTTCATGCAAATGAATCTCGCCATCATCACGAATTTGTATGAGGGGCATTTCATTTAAAGTTCCACTACGTTGTGGAGTCTTGTTTAAGTTTCTTACCTTAGACATCATCGTATAGACATAGCCAATCTTAATGCCTAACTTCTTGGATATCTCAGGTGCGGTCATGCTAGGGTTTTTGTCCATCAAGTTTTTTACTGCTTCAATTTTGCTAACTTTCATTTACTTCTCCTTTTCTTTGGGTTTGTGCTACTTTAAATAATTGCTTGGTTAAATATTCTGCAAAATGCAAATCAATTTCTTCATCGGATAAACCATACTTATCTAATAATTCTTGCTTATGTGCATACCTTGCTATTTTCCATCTGTCACTCTCAAGACATTTATCAAGGATAGAATTAAATTCTTTATTACCTATACTCATATTCCATCCTGTCATATGATTCCAACAAAGTATCGGTGATGAATTAATCCTATGTTCATAACCTTTAACTATGTTACTTACACGATATACTTCATTTTTATCGCCCTTACCGCAAATGTCGCATCTGCCATCCCATTTACGATTCATAGCATTTTTATATATGTTAGAAATCTCATTGAACAAGGCTAATATTTCTTTCCTTTCATAGCCATATATTTCATCCAAGCGTTTGTCGTGCGCAAAATTTATTGCGTCGTTAGGAGAAACGTGATTAATCATTAGGTACTCCAATAGGAATTCCTTTAGCAGTTAAAGCCAATGGTACAAACCTTAAACCCGACTTATGAAAAGTCGCGGCTTCTATTTCTAGCTTCTTGGTATTAATAATCTGAACTGCTATTTTTGCTACAGAAGACGCTCGGTGTGCATCGCTTTTACCGTTACGCAATAAATCAAATTCTTCAAACAAAGCTTCACAAAGTCCAGCACTCGTTTGTTGTGTTATTTTTAACTTTTTATTCATTTACTTCTCCTTTAAGGGTTACTGCGGTTATGCCCATATTGGGCGGTTCTTTTTCGTCACGCACTTTTAGCATCATGTCAGCCAACTCGTAAGAAGCAACTGCTAGTCCTCTCTCACTAAATTGTTTTTTACCTGACATATAGCCGTTCATAGCAAAGCACGCAATCAAATCTCTTAAATACTCTTTATCTTTATTTTTCATATTGAAGCCAGTTATTTAGCATCTCCCATCATCTATATCATTAAATAAACCATCTAGCATCGTGTCAATATTATTCTCATCGACCACAACTGCCGTTCCACCATTACGTTGAATGTTCTTCATGTGTTCAGCCTGTAATGCCGTAGGCTTATTCCCATTAGCTTTACACTCTATGCCGTAAAACTTTCCTTGATAACAAACAAGTATGTCAGGCACACCATTCGCACCATATCCAGCGGTAAACGGCATTGTGTAATAGATTCCTCTAGCGGTTAAATAGTCTTTAACTTTCTTCTTTACTTTAGCTTCAGGTGTTGCCATTATCTTCTCCTCTTAGTTTCATTAGTAATGAATATGGCAATACGACAACGAACCAACTATCGCTCGCTTGCCAGCCAACATTTGCCAACTCATTATTCCTCATTAACATAAGATTTAAATGTGATATCTCGTCATCACGAACTAACTCATGGTCACTTGCAAGTATCATAGCCATCTTACTTTTAACTTCATCAGGCAAAGTCTTTTCATCGAACTCTCTGGTATAACCGTCAGCGACATACATCGTGTAATGATCTTTTTCTTTACGCAAAGGTACACGATATAAGTCCCATTTATATGGGTGAACAATCGGGCTAAGATTATTTATTACCAAGTTAATTCGATGAGGGACTGGACTGATGTTAAGTATTTTCATAGTGTTGGCAAACATGGAACGAATGTCCAAACAAAGTCATACACGCTTGGGTGGGCATTATTTATTTGGATGATATCAAGGTCATTTAACAGTCCACTATGGGGTGGAATTAAATTTGCGTGGTATATAGTATGTCGCCCTTGTTGCTCGTGATATACCTTCTGCATAAGCATGATGGGTTGTAAGTGTTCGTGTTTGTCTAAGTTTTTAACTCTAACAAACGGTTCAACTACATTAAATTTAAACCCCGACACATCATCTCCAATATGTTTAATTTTACCTACAACTAATTGTCCAAACCCATCAGCACCAATAGCATAAAAGCCACCACCAAAAAATCTTTTTATGTCTGCTTTTGCAGTTTCTTTTATTTTATCTAGTTTATTATATTTGTCAAGTATTGTTTTACATTCAGCTAAAATATTTAACTCAGTAGTTTCCCCTAGTGCATACTTTAATAAGGTGTGTACTTTGTCTACACTTAACGCATCGTCCTTATAAGAACGACCGTGTGAACTTTCTAATGTATGTACTGCACTAAAAAATGATGCTCTGTAAAAGTGTAAAATTTGTTCTTCAGTAGGTACGATGCTATTACGCTTGATTGTTGCTATCAATGTAGATAACTTCTTACTAAAGAAAGTTTCTTTATCTTCTCTGCTATGCCCTCTATCCTTAATGAAGTAAGGCGAACGAAAATAATATGTTAGGTTTTTACCTGTATCCTCAGTCCACGCTCTCGCCACCACAAATGTGCCTGTTGCATCGGTAAGAACAATCTCCTGTGGTCGTCGGGTATACATCTCGCCTTTCTGTTCTAACGCTAATACTTTTAGCCCAAACTTAAAATTTAGTTCGTATATTAATTTCTTTACTGGTGTGCTTTCAATAGCGTCTATAACATATTGCTCAGTTAATCCATCGATTGCGTATTTCATTTCACTTCTCCTTCATTAAAATTTTCGTTAATAAAATATATAACTCTTCATCATTGAGATACCCATACACGTCCTTGTTGTTAGAGTCTACTAATTCATACCACAACTTATTATCTTTCATGGGACAAACTTCGTATAAGCCTGAGTCCTCATTAGAATAAAACAAATTACCCATAACTACACTAGCACCGTATCCATTAGGAAACTTATACCTAACACGTCGAGCAATATAGTCAGTAATATGTATTAGGCTTTTGTCTACCTTGTCCGAAATAATGTATTCCTTGTAGGGCATATCTACTTTTTCTATCTCGATCATAATTCTCCTTAATATTGTTCAACTTCTTTGCCGTCAACTGTGATAGTCAAGCCCCACTCGCTTTGAGGGAAACGCTTACCCATCGTATACTCTACAGGTTTCATCACCTCGTCATGCCGTTTGTATAATTCTTTATTCAGCTTACGTTTAATACTAGAGTAAATATACATCGGGTCAATCTCCGCATTTCCATACGCACTTGCATACCCATTATCTAAGGTAGATGATCTTACACGACGATACATATTGCCAATATCATGTGCGACTGCAAATGCCAACGCTGAGTCTAGTGGTGCTACGTTGATATTCTTGTCTGCCCATGCGATCATATTATCTTTAGTTTCTTTACTCAGATAAAAGTTAATTAGTTCATCTTGGTTTGCTAATGACTTTACAGTATCTACCGCAGTATCCATTAGCGTTTTCCAATCTATTGTTTTAAACATTACCTCGTTGATTTTATAAAAATCTGCATACTTACTAAGAAACTGCTTCGCATCTTTACGATTGACACGCTTACCAGTTACCTTATAGATAGAAGATTCATGGGGCATCATAGTATCTAAGTTAACCCGCATACCTTTGAAGATTGGGTGAAAAATATCATTCATTCCTTCCTTATATACCATTCCACCATAACGTGAACTGCGAAAGAACCATCCTCTACTCCATCTACTCATCAATATATTATCTCCTTGCCCATAGTATTCGCTTGTAAATTCAAACGTGTTGTCTGAACGAATAATACCTAATTCACGAGGAAAATGAATATAGCTTACATACTTTTTGGTTTCATCTTTTTCCCAATCACGCAGAAAAATATTTTGTTTTTTATTGTTTTGGTCTTTTTTATATTCTTCCTCTGTGCGGAAAACTTCTTGGTATCTGTAACCATACGTCACAACATAAACAGTTTCATCACCTCGTTCTTCAACATAAAAACATTTAGTATTATGTTTCCTATCCGCAATTGGATATCTATTTGTTGTGCCACGATACGGCATTTGAGTATTTTTAATCTCGGTAAGTCTATCCCAATGTAATGCTCTCATTTCACTTCTCCTTGTCTAATAAAGTTAATACTGCTTTCCATAGGTTTACTTCTTCTTTACTACTATTCTCGTTAACTACTCTCTCCAACGCATAGATGTGTGCCATGTCCCCATGCGTTTGTATCAACAACTCTGCTATGTCGTGCGAAAATTTAGGATTACTCGCATCAGTGCTATACCATTTTTCATACCGTTTTTCTTTTTCATCAGTCATCCTTTACCATGACTTTCTTACCTGATGGGACTTGTAATGATTTATTCTCAGTAATCATCCACAGGGTAGGGGAAGCGATTGTCCACTCGATATCATCTTCCACATATCCGTCAGTAAACACGATGACACATTCTGCGTTAATCTTCTTCTGATTGATGTACTTGTTTACACATGAGACCCTAGTACCGCCACCGCCTAATGGTTTCAATAGCGATGCAATATCTTGGTAATGTTCAGGTTTAAAGTATTGTTCACCATGCACATCGTAATCCCACCATATAACTCTTACCGCTTCGGGCGACACCACTTCTACAATCGAAGCCAGTTCCGTAGCAAATTCAGTCAACTCTTTGATACCGATTGAACCTGATGTATCTATCGCAACTACTACCTCACCGATTGATTCGTTCTCCATGCTTGGTAAGTAAATGTCATTAGCCATGTGACGCTTATTCATCTTGCGCCATGTGTATTCATCGTTCCCCTTAGTAGTGGAAGCAACAAATTCTCGCAACACTTCTCGCCAATCTATCTTCGGCTCAAGCAAGTCACTAATCTGTCTAGGCATCTTGCCACCCATGCGACCAGCCAACATACCGCCTTCACGCAAAGCCCTATCGATCTTGTCACCCAGCTCTTTACGTTCGTCATCGCTTAGACCTTCAACATACGATTCCCAGTCATGCTCATCGAACCCATCGCCACTCATGTCATACTCTTTGCCATTGGCTTTGATCTTGCCATCTCCCGTTCCACCCCCCTGTGGATTGTTAGGCTTACCACTTGATCCACTTGGTTGTTTTTGTCGTTGAGGGTTCTCCTTACGGATATAGTTATAGATCTCACGCATCGACCAATTATGAAAGAACGGATCGTACAATGCACCATCAGGTAGTTCAACGATAGCCTCGTTACTGTTTGCTATTCTTCCTTTAATATTCTTTATAATGTCATTCACTACAAAGTCCGCCGCCATGTTGGATATCTGCTTATCTTCCTTAAACATATCCTTCCCTCTTGGAATCTGTTTTAATGCAACGTGCAAATTCTCATGCAATACTAAGCCACGCAACTTTGCTTCTTCTTTGATTTCCTCTATGAATGGTTTAGAATATCTCTTGTTCATGCCATCGGTATAAGCCGTAAACTCTTTATCGATTACTTCGGACTTACCCATCAACATCACACCGCTATACAACGCAGTATCGTTGTGTTTCATTAAAGCGATATGTGCTTTCTTCAACCGTATTTCTTGTTTGTGCATCGTCATATCCATGTCACTTCTCCTGTACAATGATTTCAATAGAGTCGCCGTTGTCAACGACTCTTGCCCTACCGTCTGCTACTTGTTTCAGCCTGAATACTGTAAACTGTTTGAACTCCTCTGCCTTGTATAATGCCCTTTGCCATAAGACAGTCATAACTATCCCCCATATTATTAAAACTATTTCGCTTGGTGTTATCGTAATCATTCTTCTTCTCCTTAAAATAACTCATGGTTGTTCTTAGCCCACTCTGCGATAGTCGCATTGTTTCTAGCCAGCTTAATTGCCTTCGCATTACGCATCATCATAGTAAAGAATACGGCTTGGACTTCTGAACTAGGAATCTTATTAACGAACTGCATAAATTTAGTCAACTCGTCTTGCGTATCCAACACATCTACTGCTTGAAACATAATCATTAACTGTGCAGATATCTCGTCAGGTATTTTTACTGACTCTGGAGCTTTGATAATGTCTTTCACATCGATTAGTGTTTTCTCTAGTGATAAGAAAGCCGACATATCAGCAGATGCAGATTGACCGATAGTGCCAGCCAATGCGACCATCGTAGCGTTCTCACCTAAGATATCTCTATGCTTCACAATCACATCGCACTTTGCTAAGGAACGAGGAGAGCAGAATGATAATGAAGTCATGTTAGGTTTAAAGATGTATGGGTTATCATCTTGATTACCTTCTCTGTATGATGCAAGGACTCTTGGGAACAACGCAACGAAAGCACGAACAACACGAGAAACACCATTAGCCGATGCCCATTGAAGCCAGTCATTTGCATTTGGTTTACTCATTTCAATCTTACATACACGATTACCAGCATGGGCTAACATCGAATCGCCTACACCGTCTGACGCATTGTTTGATGTAGCGAAAACCATGCTTCCACTAGGTAGTGGACGATCACCTACCATTCTTTCCAACATCAAGCGAGTAAAGATTACTTGCAATAACTTTGGTGCTTTCATAAACTCATCGAGTAGAATAACTTTAGGTCTTGGATCATTGAGGCAGAACAGCGAGGACACATAATATTCTAATGTCTGAGTAGCATGGTTCGGGATTGTCATACCTATGTCTGACATATCTTTTACGGGACAGTCAACATAGATGTATTGGTAGGCATCGCCAAGATCAGATTCAATCATTTTTAATAGGCTAGTCTTACCGCAACCTGGCTCGCTTGTTATAACAACTGTCAGGTCTTTACTTACTACGGGAATTAATGTTCTTAGTTCATTGATAGATACTGTTGGGACAAAATTCAGCTTACTCATTTACTTCTCCTTGTGTATAAAAAATTAAAAAACTTATGTACGTCACCATGACGTGTATAAAAACTGCATCACCACATTACTGCATACAACTAAACCCACCAAACCTCGATAAAATATCATCGATCCCTTCCTTGACGTTCGACCGCACAGCATCGCTGTCTCGGATGTCCTCTGCACTTACACCGTCTAGGACTTTCTCTAGCGATGCTCTTGCTTGTTCTAGCTCGCTATCATGTTTGAGATTAAACACTTTGAAACTATCACACATATCTAATGCTTTCTGTACAGTCGTGTCGTATATCTTCCTACGCTTGGTTTTCATCTGACCTGTTTTATCTAAGCCAATATCGTCAGCACCGCAACAATGAGAGATACTTTGCATTACATCGATAAGCCTTCTACTCTGTTCTTTTGCGATGCTCTCGATAATGTCGGAACTTTGCTTACTCAATGTCGTAAATAAATCCTCAGCGATATCCTTCGCTATGCCACAACGAAAGTCATTTGTAGGAACTTCTGACACATACAACTGCACGTTGAACTTCGATGCAATCTGTTCTCTCGGTGGATAGTCCGCACGGTTAAACATAGTACCTTGCTTGAAAGCCATGTCCGATACGATTGAGTCATAGTCCATGACTAATGAATCCACTAATTGATGGAACGCTAACTCATGCTCGTGATACTCTTGTTTGAACTTCGGCACATCGATTGATGGTAATAACTGCTGTGATTGATTCCACTTGTAAGTCCTACGTTGAAGCCAGTTATAGATAGTCTGCCTGTAATTCACCACCGCTTTGTGCTTGGGATGATTAGCCAATAGATTCTTAACATACCTACCCGCACTTTTGTCTGCATTGTGTGACATAGTAACTTCATCGCTGATACCACGATCTTGTTTAGTAGCTGACCATACGCTGATATCCACGCTGACCAACACCGCACTACTCGCCAATGAGATTAAATGCTCAGGCATCTCTAGGTTTAATTTAGTTTGCTCTACTTCTTCTTGATCGGCAAGGTCTTGCCATTCTTCTAAATGTCTGCTCATGCTACTCTCCCTATAAATAAATCCACTATGACGTGGAACGCTATATAAAAAATACTTAATACTAAAAACAGCCATATAAACCACTCTGACTTTTTCATCATTACCCCCCTGTTAAATTTGTTTCCCTACTAATCATTAGTATAACATAACTTTACATTTAAACATAGTGTCTGCGTAAAGTATTTTATGTAAGAACTCATAGGGAATACTCATGTGCTTGGATTACGACCTCATAACCTAATTGTTTAATTGTGTATATATCCGTTTTAGTTAGCGTAGTGTGTCTTGCTAACTCTGCTAACAGCTTTGCCGTTTCGCACTTCGGATAGATCATCTCGTTACCATAGACGTTGCGTCTCTCAACTATGATCTTCATAGCCAGTCCGTTACTATCTGACGAGATGGATATGCCCAGTCCCAATCACCAGTCCCTATTCGCATTTCATCGACATCGTCTGCGTTCTCGCCTAGCCTCACAAAGACAGCACCTATGTATGGATTAGGATTATCCTCATCGTCAGTCCACTCCTCTGCTAATCTAAATAAACTTTCATGTGCTTTGACTTCAGCGTATTCGGGATACCATTTCCAACTCTCGGCATAGAAGTTAATCTGTAAGTTCTCCTCGTCTATCCGCATCCCTTCAACTTTCGATTTAGAGTCCGATCCTACTAAATCATCAAAGCATAGTCGGGTTTCTTCCTTCATTTTCGCTTCCGCTAAGAATGTATAGAATGACTCTCTGCACTTAGCTAGATCAGCTTCTTCTGCATCGCCTTGTTTCTCGCCACTTGCAACTTGGCTTGCTGTAATAAAGCGTATTGTGTACGCAACCTCAGAACGGTATCCCATCATTCACCCCCTAAATATTTTTTAACTAGATCGATAGCATCGATTGGACACTCGGCACTTAGAACCATTGTCCGTTCAACTCCATTCACAACGTAATTAACTTCATGCAATACTCGTGGCTTAGAATCATCCTTCTCTATAGCCCTCGCTTGGAAGTATTCAGCTTTCATTTGTGCATCCTTTCTCTCCTCAATCTCATGCTTCAGGTGTTGTGCAAATGTTTTACTCATGGTGCTTCTCCTTTTTCGGTTGTGGTGTTAATAAATAGAAATACGGGTTGGTGGTGCGTACTGCTTCAATCTTTTCTGCTAGTGTTGCATCACTTAGGATTACATTAAGCAACGAGAAGTCATCTTGTTTTTTGATTTTAGTTGTTCGCATTTATTTCCCTTTCTTTTCTAGTTCGCTTATCATGTTGTCCTCTTAGGGTTAAGTTGTTTTAGCTGAGTCAGGTCTGTAATCAGCATATAGTTTGATTTGTTGATAGGTGCGATGGTGTACTTTTTTGACTTGAGATGTGCAACCTCATCACCGCAATCTAAGCATAATAAGATTCCTATGCGATAGCGTTGTTCACTATATGTATCACCACACAATTTGCATTGTGGCATAAAAGTTTCATCAACCATCACTCACCCCTTCCGTATTTGTTCTCAAAGAAATCCAACCAGTCCTCGAACTCTTTTTCATACTGCTGTATTGCTTGCTCTGTGTTTTCGAGTCCACTAAGATGTGGATTGAGATGTGGATTGGACAATTTAAATTCAGAATCTAATTGCTCCCATGCTTGCTCTTGTTCTTCCATTAACATAGCTTTAACTCTACCCATGATTACTCTCCTAATTGATAAGTGATTCCACGTTTGCGTGGATTGTTAAATAAGTTTTACTGCTGGACAACAACGAAAAACGACTGCCTTACTACACTATTAGTATAACATAACTTGACATATAAACAAAGTGTTTCAGTAAAGTAGTTAATAGCTAACAAGCGTAATACGGCAGTCGAGGGGTAAGGGTTGGATTGGTGGGGTAGGTCGGCTTATCTCTGTTTGTGGAAACTCTTACGTCTGAACAGGACTTCATCTCTGTCACCGTTTGCATAGCGTAGGGCTAAAGACTCTTTGCTGATGCCAGTTATCTCTGCCCATTCTTTTAGTGTATGAGTTTCGGGTTTGGCTTTGGCTTCGAGTTTGTACTCTACGAATATGTTGTAGCTGACTGGTATTTTATTAGGGATTGGTTTCTCTAGTAATGCTTTACCACGCAATCCTTTTTTCCAACGATGGGATAGGACTTGTATGCTGATGCCACTTTTTTCAGCCCATTCCTTCATTGTGTGTGATTCGTTTCTAAATCTGTATATCTGCTTCGTAAACATGGATTTTCCTCTTTGGTTATGTTCTAGAAAAAATTCTAGTTATTCCATTGTATCTTAAAATCTAAGAAGTTTCTAGAATTTTTTTGAGGGGTATTTTAGAGGGGTTAAGTGATTGATTTTATTGTATTATTATTATTATTATTTAATAGATAGTAGTAGTAGTAGTAAGAAAATTCTAAATTCTACGGTTTTTAAAAAGGATATACCTTATGGCGATGTTTTTTTATTGACGATATTACACTCTCTGCCACATTGTCGTTCTGTGCAAAAAACGCAATTTAGTAGGTATCCCCCTAAAATCGTTTAGAATTTTAGAACTTTTTTACAGAGTTTAATTAAATCAACAAGTTACAAGCGAAAAAAATTCTTCAGTTTTCAGGAAATTCTAAATCGTTTTTGGAATTTTTCAATTCCACTAGTAAGTGGATCGTTATTTAAGGTCTTGTCTGTCATTTAGAATAAAATTAAATGATGCAACGTATAAATCTGGCTATCATTTAGAATAAAATTAAATGACACACTCACGCACTCAAGGATATGTAACTGGTTTCAATTTGACAGGCGAAAAAAAACCTGATATGCTATCGCATATCAGGTCTAAAAATATTACTTAAGCCATACTAAATTAAATGCTTTGATCGACTGTTTTAACTTATCAAGATCAGCAGTTACATCATCACGTTTTTTAGCACTTCCGCAACGTGCGATCAAACCCGTTTTACCGTCATTGAATACAGCGTCAACGACTTCTGTAAAATCTTTTACAGCAGTTCTAGCATTTTCCTTCCCTTCGTTTTGAATCCGTCTTGCTTCCCGCTTGAGATCGTTAATGCGATTACTGCAATACGTTTGGACTTCCTTCCTGATCTGTTTGACAATCGGGTACATATACGGTTCAGTTTCTTTTAACTTACCAAACACTTGCTGATTAAAGCTAAAGGCAAAATCAACGCCTATTAGTTTCTTATTACTTGCTTCCTTTAGGTTATTACTATCATTAACCAACAAGTACTTATCATCAATTACAGCGTATTGCTTCGGCGGATTATTCTCACTAAAACGTAAACGATAACCCTCGTTTAACTGCTCAAGAGCTTCTTTCGGTATATCTTCGGGGAAGCCTACTACATTGGATAAACAATATCTAGCAACCGATTTAACGGTATCTCCTGCCCTAGCTTGCTTATACGCACCGTCTTTTAATGACGTAATTACTTCGTTTTGTGTTGCAATAGTTTTTGTAGCCATGATGTTAAATCCTTTATGAAAAGTTAAACTGCTGAAATATGACTAATGAGAATCACTAGCCATGTGTTATATATACCCGATTTTCTAATTAAAAAGCAAGATTCCACTAGTAAGTGGATCGTTATTTAAGGTTTTGTGACGCACTATTGCATATCCGCCATGCACACGCACCACACACTCGGCGATGAGTAACTGGTTTCAAACCGGCTTGCGCCGGCTGATGTTATCGATACACCACTTCTATCATCGAGTTGCGCTTCAGTATGAACACGCCTACTTTGAAAGCATCAAGCGCTAGGCTTAAGTTATCAAACCGTTTAATCTTACGGCATATTACATCACCGTTTTTTACAACCGTCTCAGTTACTTTGTAACACTTGGTTACAGGGAATAGTTCTAGTTGTTTCATAATTACTTCTCCTCATTGATTGATAAAAGATATACAACGGCTAAGCCTAATACATATACAACTGCTGGAATAATGTAACCCATGTGATTCTCCTAAGTGATGGGGGCTTTCGCCCCCGATTGATTACCGTTTGTACTTGATAGCGACCGTCTTACCGAACACGTCAGTCACCTTGATGAACACATCTTCGTTAGGGTACTTGTATAACCATGATAGTGCTTTACCCTTTGACCATGCTGTGTGCTTTACTTCTTTGTTACCCCATAATACATTGACTGTAAACATATACTTCTCCTATTGAATATGAACTGCTTGATTGCTGTTCATGTAATATGTATACCTGTTTTTTACCTATAAAATCAAGTATTCTGGGGTAAGTCCCCCCTTACCCCCACCCCCCCAAAAGCTAATCTGGTACCATCGCGTCCCCCATACCCCATGATCTAGACAAACAACTCCACTTTTTCCCCAAACACCTACCCTTCAACTTTACATATCTTATCTATATAAATCAACAACTTAACTTAAAAATTACCTCAAAATCGGCATTAAGTACACCCCTTCATAAATTTCCGCCAAAACGTACTTTTTTGCTTGTAACTTATTAATTTTAAACAATAAAAAGTGCCAAACACCCCACCTAAAATGAACATGTTTGTAACTTTACATATTACTTTGACCCCACCCCCTACTAAAATATTTATTTGACCCCACCCCCTGACTTTTTCGGATGAAGAGCCATGCGTTCGGCGCATAGAAAACACCCCCCGTAGGAGTCCCAAAACTAAAAAATGGGGGTATAATATTTATAAATTCCTGTGAGAAGGACTTTGGGGGCTTAGGCCCCCTTTTTTAGTAAAAAAACTCTTTACACATAAAAAATATTATATAATTTGGACATGGACACGTATATTCCTGAAATTGAAGCAGATATTGCCTTGCCGAAGAACGCGCAAGACGCATTCCCGTCCCTAACACCCCAAGAAGAACTCAACATGCGGGCCAATGTTGTTGCTTTAATGTCAGAATTAACTGGACAGGCTATATCTCCTACCCAAGATAACGTAGAGGAAGCAAAAAATCTAGCCAGGCAGATGGCAGAGAACCCCAAGTTCCGCCCTGAGTTCAATCAATATCCAAATGAAACGCTTGCAATGCTGGCTGGCATGGTTGCGCAGATGAATGTGTCTATCGTTGATGAACTTTCTGAGCTAAAGACATATGTAGTGAACCAATTAATTCATTCTGTAGAAGCCGCTAAAGATGTAAAGACTAAAGTTACTGCACTTAGGACTCTAGGTGAGGTAGATGGAGTAGACGCATTCAAAAAACGTACAGAAGTTACTCTCAAAATCCAAACTATTGAAGAAGTTGAGGCCGAACTCATAAATTTACTTGACCAAGTAGAGACTAAATATATAGATGTGGAAGCAAAAGAGGTGTTTGACGAGGTAAAAGACAACGATGAGTGAGCTCAAACTCACCCAAGAGCAGCTATTTAAACTGCGAATAGTGGTAGAAAACCCTAAAACTCCACTTCAAATTAAGCGAAAAGCGAAGGATTTACTGGAGAAATATGATGAGTTTCTTACCCAAGCAAGAGGAAAACTATCCTTTTTGGACTTTGTTAAACATGTGTACCCAGGCTACAAAGTCGGGCCTCACCATCTCAAGCTGGCTCAGATTTTTGAAGACATTGCTGCGGGAAAGAAAAAACGCGTCATTGTTAATATTGCTCCACGACACGGTAAGTCTGAGCTCATATCCTACCTCGCGCCAGCATGGTTCCTCGGTAAGTACCCCCAGAAAAAAATTATTATGGCATCGCACACAGCGGATCTTGCTGTTAACTTTGGTCGTCGTGTTAGGAATCTGGTCGGTTCAGAACCGTATAAAAACATTTTTCCGCAAGTAGAATTGCAAGCCGATAGTAAATCAGCATCACGATGGGGGACTAATTTTAATGGTGAATATTTTGCTATTGGTGTGGGTGGCGCACTTGCTGGTCGTGGTGCCGACTTGTTTATTATTGACGACCCTCATTCCGAGCAAGAAGCAAAAACTGGGAGAGCTGAAGTATTTTTGCCTGCTTGGGAATGGTTTCAGTCTGGGCCTATTCAGCGTCTTATGCCTGGCGGAGCAATTATTGTAGTGATGACAAGATGGTCAAAGCTAGATTTGACTGGTCAGATTGTAAAACAGATGGAGCAAAACGACACTCAGGGAGATATAGTTGAGCCATGGGAAGTAGTTGAGTTCCCCGCTATTAAAGATAACGGCGAATCTCTTTGGCCTGAGTTTTGGCCTGTTGAGGAGTTACTAGCTAAAAAAGCAGTATTAGATATTAGGTATTGGAATGCTCAGTTCATGCAGAACCCAGTATCAGAAGAAGGTGCGTTAATAAAAAGAGAGTGGTGGAATATATGGGATAAAGATACCCCGCCACAATGCGAACATATAATCATGTCGCTTGACGCAGCCCAAGAATCTAACAACCGTGCGGACTACAATGCGCTTACAACGTGGGGAGTATTCTTTAACGAGGAAGTTAATAACTACAATATTATTCTTCTCAACGCGATTAAAAAACGCTTAGAGTTTCCGGAGCTAAAGAAGCTTGTACTTGATGAATATAAAGAGTGGCAACCGGATGCGTTCATGGTCGAGAAAAAGTCCAACGGGGCTGCGCTTTACCAAGAGCTCCGCCGTATGGGTATACCGGTCCAAGACTTTACACCAGGCAAAGGCCAAGATAAGATTGCGCGCGTTAATGCCATTTCAGATTTATTTTCAGGTGGGGTTGTCTGGGCTCCGAGTCATAGATGGGCGAAGGACGTTATAGAGGAATGTAATGACTTTCCGAGCGGAGTAAATGACGACTTAGTGGACTCAACTACCTTAGCTCTGTTAAGATTTAGGCAAGGTGGATTTATACGTCTACCAAACGACGAACCAGAAGACGATTTTCTGTACAAATACCGCAAAAAGGCAGCGTACTACTAAGGACAAATTATGGCAATAGATAAAGCACTATATCAAGCCCCTCAAGGTATTGACCAACTAAGTGAACAAGAACCACATGAGTTGGAGATTAGTATTGAGGATCCAGAAGCGGTAGAAATTGGCATCGATGGTGAGCCTATTATGCGGATGGAGAAAGAAGAAACTCCCCCTGGATTTAATGATAACTTAGCTGAACACCTTGATGATAATGTGTTAAATAGTTTAGCTAGTGAATTAATAGCAGATTTTGAGAGCGACGTTAATGCAAGAAAAGACTGGATCCAAACTTATGTAGATGGTTTAGAACTTTTAGGTATGAAGATAGAAGAAAGAGCTGAACCATGGGAAGGCGCTTGTGGAGTCTATCACCCACTATTAGCAGAAGCAGTTGTTAAGTTCCAAGCTGAAATTATGATGGAGACGTTTCCCGCAGCGGGGCCAGTTAAGACTCAGATTATCGGTAAAGAAACCCCTGAGAAAAAAGCCGCAGCTGAACGTGTCCGAGACGACATGAACTACCAGATTACTGACGTGATGAAAGAGTTTAGACCTGAACATGAAAGAATGTTATGGGGATTAGGACTTGCTGGTAATGCGTTTAAGAAAGTATATTTTGACCCATCGATGCAAAGACAGGTATCTATATATGTACCAGCAGAAGATGTAGTTGTGCCATACGGCGCTTCAAGTCTAGAAGATGCTGAACGTGTAACTCATGTAATGAGGAAGAAAGAAAATGATGTAGTAAGACTACAGCATGAAGGCTTCTATAGAGACGTTGATTTAGGTACACCTGTACAAGTCATGGATGAGATCGAGAAAAAGATCGCCGAAAAGATGGGGTTCCGCGCGACTACAGATGATAGATTTAAGTTATTAGAGATGCACGTCGATCTAGATTTGCCTGGGTTTGAACATGAAGGTGATGATGGAGAAGTAACAGGTATTGCACTTCCTTATGTAGTAACAATAGAGAAGGGTACTAGCACCATCCTTGCAATTCGTAGAAACTGGAGACCAGAAGATGAAACACATCGCAAACGCAATCACTTCGTACATTACCCATATATTCCAGGATTTGGGTTCTATGCTTTTGGTCTTATCCACCTTATCGGTGCTTTTGCCAAGTCTGGTACTTCTCTTATACGTCAATTGGTCGATGCTGGGACACTTTCTAACTTGCCCGGTGGTTTCAAATCACGCGGTATGCGAGTTAAAGGAGACGATACCCCAATCGCGCCTGGAGAATGGCGAGACGTGGATGTACCTTCCGGATCAATGCGCGATAACATGTTGCCGCTACCTTATAAAGAACCAAGTACAGTATTATTCCAACTGTTCCAGAACATAATTGAAGAGGCTCGCGTATTTGCCGGATCCGCAGATATTAGTGCTTCAGACATGAGCGCGAATGCTCCTGTTGGGACTACATTGGCTATTTTAGAAAGAACTCTTAAAACAATGAGTGCGATACAAGCTCGTATTCACTATTCAATGAAGCAAGAGTTTCAACTTCTAAAAGATATTATTAGGGACTATGCCCCAGAAGAATATGAGTATGAGCCAGTTGAAGGTAGTAGGATGGCAAAACAGTCTGACTACGATATGGTTTTTGTTCTGCCTGTGTCTGACCCTAATGCCGCTACCATGGCGCAAAAAGTTGTACAGTATCAAGCAGCATTGCAGCTTGCTCAGACTGCCCCACAGTTGTATGACTTACCAATACTACATCGCCAGATGCTTGATGTAATCGGCATTAAAAATTATCAGAAGCTTGTTCCGTTGCCAGAAGATATGAAGCCGCGTGATCCAGTAACTGAGAATCAGAATATCTTGTCGCAAAAACCTGTTAAAGCGTTTGTTTATCAGGACCATCAGGCGCACATATTAAGTCACCAAGCTTTAATACAAGATCCACATATTGGCCAATTGTTGCAGTCAAACCCACAGTTAGGCCAACAGATCCAAGCGGCTTTAACTGCGCACGTATTTGAGCATTTAGGTATGGAGTACCGTAAGCAGATCGAACAAAGAATGGGTCAGACTTTACCCCCAATACCTGATGATGCAGATGAAGAAGAAAAGGGAATGTCTCCAGAAATGGAGATACAAGTCTCCAGAATGGCGGCTCAAGCAGCTCAACAGATGTTGCAGCAACACCAACAAGAAGCTCAACAGCAACAGAATCAGCAGACTGCCCAAGATCCAATCATTCAGTTACAGCAACAAGAGCTTCAGATAAAAGCCCAAGAGCAGCAAAGAAAAGCCCAGAAAGATCAGCAAGACTTCCAGCTTAAGCAGATGCAGCTTCAGATTGAAGAAAAACGGATTACGGCCCAGCAGGAAACTGAAGGGGCTAAGATGGCAATTCAAGCTCAGCTTGCTAAGAGTAAAGAGCGTACTTCACAAGAAGCTGAAGGCGCAAGAATGGCTATCGATGTAAGTAAAGCCCGTGAGCAACAAGCTCACCAAAAAGAAGTAACACGGATGCAAACAGATGCACAGAAAGAATTAGCAACAAAACAAATGAACCAAGCACCTAAAAAGGAAACTAAATGATTGACGGCGAGTCAGCATTAAACCATGTAGCGCGACAGCTAGATGAAAAAATTCTACAACTTCAAGAGGCTTTAGCAGACGGACGTGTTGAAACTTTTGATGAATATAGAAAAGTATGCGGAGAAGTTAAAGGTCTACTTACCGCACGAACATACATAACAGACCTAAAACGGAATATGGAGCATGATGATGAATAATGTAATAGATATTAATAAGGCGATAGATTTACGCGCAATTATGAAAGATTCAGAAGATAAGGCTAAGCAATTACCTAATCCTATGGGGTATCGTATTTTATGCGCAATCCCTGAATCGGAAGAATCCTTTGAAAACGGTATTCTTAAATCTGATGAAACAAGACGACATGATGAATTATTAACAACAGTCCTTTTTGTAGTAAAGATGGGGCCTGACTGTTATAAAGATCCTGAGCGTTTCCCAAGTGGGGCGTATTGTAAGGAAGGAGATTTTGTTCTTACAAGACCTAATGCTGGCACACGTTTAGTTATTCATGGGCGTGAATTTCGTTTGATTAATGATGATTCTGTAGAGGCAGTCGTACAAGACCCTCGTGGAATCAGCCGTAAGTTCTATTAAGGAGGGTATATGGCAGAAAATTATAAGTTTCCCGATGAAATCGAGGAAGATAACAACGTAAGTTTTGAAGTGGAGGGCGTTGACGAGATTGAAATTGATATCGTTGATGACACTCCTAAAGAAGACCGGAATAGAAAACCTTTAGATTCAGAAGCAAAAGACCAACTTGAAACTTTGGATGAGTCTGAAGAATATTCTAAGAATGTAAAAGAGAAATTTTCACAGTATAAGAAGGCTTGGCATGAAGAAAGACGCGCAAAAGAAGCTGCTTTACGTGAACAACAAGAGGCTTTAAGGGCTGCTCAAGCTATTTTAGATGAGAATAAACGCCTACAAAGTCAATTAAGAAGCGGTGAAAAAGAAATAAACTCTAACTATAAATCAGCCGCAAAAGCTGAGTTAGAGAAAGCTAAGAAAGACTATAAAGACGCTTATGATTCTGGCGACTCTGATAGACTTTTAAAAGCCCAAGAAGACATGGTAAAAGCACAGATTAAACTAGATAAGTCAAAAAAGTTTAAAAATACTGTACAAAATGACCAAAACAATGTAAAAATACCTGTACAGCAGCAACAACCGCAGGTCCAACCACAAATGGACCCTAAGTTTGCTCAATGGGTGTCACGAAATCAGTGGTTTGTTAATCCGGAAAAAAGACGGATGAGATTATACGCTGAGGCATACCATGAGGAGT